AGATCGCCGATGATGGCGACGAGCTTGGCTGCGATGGTCATTTTGCTCCCTTCGGCACGTTCAGCGCCTTGTCGACATTGTCGGCCCTGGAGAGGTCGGCCCCGTAGAGGTCGGCCCCGTAGAGGTCGGCCCCGGAGAGGTCGGCCCCGGAGAGGTTGGCCCGGGCGAGGTAGGCCCCGGAGAGGTTGGCCCCGGAGAGGTTGGCCCCGGAGAGGTTGGCCCCGGACAGGTAGGCCTCGGAGAGGTCGGCCCGGTAGAGGTTGGCCCTGGAGAGGTCGGCCCCGGACAGGTAGGCCCCGTAGAGGTTGGCCCCGAAGAGGTTGGCCCCGAAGAGGTCGGCCCCGAAGAGGTTGGCCCCGTAGAGGTTGGCCCCGGAGAGGTCGGCCCCGGAGAGGTTGGCCCCGGCGAGGTTGGCCCGGGAGAGGCTGACGAGGGCGAGGTTGGCCCGGGAGAGGCTGACGAGGGCGATAACCTTAACGGCTTTTGCCCGGAGTTTGGAGCCAGTGTCGATGATGGGGCCGAGGGGCCGCACGCTCACCACGGTGCCGCCTCGTGCCCACTTTAAGGCTTCGGGAAGTGAGCGACAAAAGAAGATCCCAGGAGCACACTCGATCGTTGGATCCAGCTCCAGCGTGTCAGATCGCACCGTGGTCCCTGGCGTGTATGTACAGTCTCCGCGAGTCGGCGACCTGAGGTCCGCCGTCACGCCTTTGAACCACAATGTGTCGTCTGCCAATAGGATTGTATGCTTCATCGCTTCCTCCCTATCGTTTGTCCAGAGTGTAGCGCACTCACGGCACCATTGTGTGCGTTACGTCAACTTTCTCCAGAGCACGGCCGGCCACGATGCCCCGGCAAGCCCGACACCGGAAAAGAGGCCGGCGGGTGACGGCGTTGTAGCGGTATTCCTTGAACGACATACGTCCCACCACGCCGCACTTGGGGCAAGCGTCTGGCTTGTCGCCGTACAGGGCGAGGTTGGGTGAACGCTCTGCCCAAGGACGCAGGCGCAGGTAGAGCTGCTCAAGCAGGAGCACGTCGCTCTTGCAATATCGCTTCATCTTGCGCCAAGCGGCTGGGTCGCCGTCCATACACCCAAGCCAAGTGTCAAAGCCGCCCGTAGCCGCTTTCCTGCCGATTCCAAGCACCTGGCATACGTCGTCCAGTTTGTTGCTCGTGAACTTGAAGTTGCGCCTAGCCAGTTTGAGGGTGTCCACCGTCTTGTAAGGAATGGGCGGATCCATACCGTGGATAATCATGCGAGCTCTAGCCTTGGGCTCGTCAAAGGCGTCGTTGTTGTGTGCAACGATAATGTCTGCCTCCTCGAATAAGGCATGGATGTGTTCTACAACGCCGCGATCGTCGTTGTTTGCGCACTGATAGTCGTCAATGCCGACAACGTGCGCAGTCTTTTCATCCAACCACTTATATCCAACGCACAAAATCCGCCATTGTTCCTTGACTCGAATGACGTTTTGTTCGTACGTCCCCCACGTCCACCCAAGCAACGGCGCGGTTTCCAGGTCATATAGAAGCACCTTGGGACCGGTCACTCTGGCAACACCTCGAGAATCGCTCTCGTGACGTGCTCGACCGCCAGCTCACAAATCTTGTTGGCGAGGGGCTCGTCTGGGATCTGCATTTCCATGGACGCCACCAGCATGTGGACGGCTTCGTGGACGGCCACTCGTTTGAGCTCGAGGTCGGTGAGGAGCAGGGTGATCGGCAGGCGCCACTCGACTCCAGCCTGGAGGTACTCCCAATCCGTGGTCGTCTCAGCCGCCACTCGGGCGTCATCGCCGTCCGTTTTGGTGCTGAACTTGTGATGCACCGTGAGCCAGTCCATGCCTAGCGCCTCTAGCACCTCGTCAAAGACGTTGGCACAGCGGGCCTCCTCCAGCTTCTGGTTGCGGATCATCAGACGACTTTCACCTTCCCGTGCTCCTGCATCCACTCGGTGCCGGCGGGACACTGGGCGCTGTAGGCGCACCAGGGGCATAAGAACCCCGGCTTGGGCCGAAACTCCGTCTCCGTGCTGTGCATGATGCTCTCGGCCATGGCCTCCACTCGGAGGAAGCCGCCGTCGATCTCGTGCTCGTCTACCTTGGCCGACACCACCACAGGGATCTTGCCCTTAGGCGTGCTGCGAAGGTACATCAGCTCCACGTCCCGGACCTTGATCCCTGGGTGGAGGATTTCGTACATTCCGGCATAAAGCATCAGGGGTCGCAGGCGATCCCGGTGGTCGCGCTTCTGCGCCGGCTTGCCTGATTTGTAGTCGATGATGGTCACCGTCCCGTCTGCGTTGTAATCCAAACGGTCGTACCGCCCCGTGATGTCCCAAGTATCTGTTTGGACCTCAAGCGTGCCTTCCGTTAAACACCGTTGATCGGAAGGATCCTCGATGGAGAAAATACGGTGAGCAAACACAGCCGCCGTCTCGGTCAGATCCGACCTCGCATGCAAAGAGAGATCGAGGCCATCCAGCTCCTCGGTATGCTCTTGCACGCTCTGATCGAGGCCGTCGTCGAGGGACTCGGGCGTACGATCCCACTGAGGCTGCTGATAGAACAGTTCCAGCCCTCGATGCATGATATTGCCCAGTACGGTTGCCTCCGTTGGGGGTGACGGCAGGCGCTCCACATATTGAAAGCGGTACTTCAGCCCGCACTGAGCAAAACACTCTAACCTCGACGGGGACAAGTGGAGGGTCATCTCTTGGCTCTCTTGGCATCCCACATGCGTTGATTGTTCTCGCCCTGCGTCACGGCTTCCAGGTGGTCGGGATTCACGCAGGCACGATTACGGCAGAGATGGTCGATGTGCAAGCCATCAGGGATGGGTCCGATAAAGAGTTCGTATGATAGTCGATGAGCGTACATCACCGACCCCGGCCTACCCCCAGGACGCCCCAGAGCACCGTAGCCGTTGCGCTTAGCGGCGGTCCACGTCCAACAGGCGGGGCCAACAGATACCTTGGTCATCAGGCGGTCCATCATTCGCGCACGAGGGTACAGCGCAGGAACCTTAGACGTGACCCTACTTGGGCTCAGACGGAGCTTTGGGCTCGAAACCGTGCTTGCGATCATCGAATGCTGGAACCTCCGGTAGATGCTTCACGAGGTGATCGACCTTGGCGTGGAGATGGGCTGTCTCCCGTTGGGCCCACTTGCGTAGCGGTGGGTACACCGCCATCGCTATTCCAGCATACACCACAGTCTGGACGCCAGCTTCCGGCCCGTTGCCGCGCAGGGACGGGTAGATCCAGACGAACCACCACTCAGCCGGGGACCAGTCCATCAATGGATGTGCGGACTGACGAGGACGGCGACCATAAACAGGACGCCGAGGATGCTGAACAGCGTCGTCCTTGTCTCGGCACTGACGCCCTTCTGCTCTGCGCTCTGGTTCTTCTCGCCCTGCTGGCGGAACTGGACCTCACGGAGCACGGCGACGTCGTTCTGGATTGGAGAGAGGGCAGCGGCCAGGGTGTCGGCGGTGGTGATTCGGGTGGCTTCCACCTGGGCCCGCAGGGCCTCGGCCGACACCTGGAGTTGAGCGGCCAAGGCGGTGGCCTGGGCGGCAGCCACTTCAGAGGCCCGGGTGACGTTGCCCTGGTCGACGGCTCGGATGGCGTCGATCCTCGAGGACTCGGCGGCTCGGAGCTTGTCGTCGTAGGCAGCCCGGAGCTCCATGACCTCCATGAGGTGTGCTGCTCCCATGTCGCGCAGGTCATCCTGCCGCCGGTTGGCGGCCTCCACAAGGTCGAGGACGTTGCCCGATGGGTCGCTCAGGGCCGGGTGGCCGTTGCCGTTGCCAGGAATGACGGGTGCGGTGGTCATGCTGTGAGCAGGACGGCCCAGGTGGCCTGACCGACCACCCCATCCACCGCCAGCTTGAAGAACGCCTGCACGTTCTTGACGGCCTGCACCGTCTGGACCCCGAAGTTGCCGTCAGGAGGGCCGAGGGCTTGGTTGAACTTGTCACGCAGGAGGGCCTGGACCGACTTCGTCACATTCGAGCCGGGAGGCGAGGAGCTGTTAAGGGTGGGCAGGGTGGCCATATCGAAATCTCCTGGGGCTGGAGGGGTCGGAACGGGATCGGGGGGCTTAGGAGGCACAGGGGCCTCTCCGGACGAGATGAAGGCTTGCCACTGTACTTCGGTGCCTAGAAACACGTCCGGGTCGATGGAGGAGAAACCACCCTCGGGGCGTGGTGCAGACTGCAACACAAGGCAGGGTTTGTGTGGGGCCCCGGGATTCGGGTCAGCCAGCCACACCAGCCGGCCCCAGGGGAAGCCGGGGAGGTTGCCGTAGTAGTTCAGATTGACGTAGAACATCGCCAGCGGGCAGCGGACTACGCTCGGCTCGGACTCGATCTGCATGGCCATGGCGACCATGTCGTTGGCCAGCGCCGGCCAGGACGGACCCGCCGTCTCGCTGTCGATCGCCAATGGTAGGTCGGATCCTCCGAGGGCCGCTGCCGTGACGAGGAAGAACTGAGCCTGGGAGCTCGAGGTGTCGTCCGGGGTCAAAAAATGATAGAGGCCCACGTGGAAGCCAGCGTCCCGGAGCGCCTTCGTTTGTTGGGGCGCGTCGGGGTTTTGGTACCCGTTGGTGCCCCCGCCCTGGGTGGCCTTGACGTAGACAGCCCCGACCCCGGCCGCTTTGAGCGCCGTGATCTCCTGGGGCGTGATGTCGCCCTGGTAAACGCTGAGGTCCACCATGTTGTGTGTCATTTGCGTCTCAACATTCTGTCAGCAACGAGGAATAAGAGGCCGCCGATGACGGCGATGGCACCCACGAGGATCCCCTCGTTGGCGTTGAAGCCGGTAAAGGCCAGGTGTGCGGATACTGGGACATGTGGCGCATGCGTCACGATGTGCGCATATCCCGGCACGGGGCAGCTTGGATAACAGGTTGATGTCATTTCATGTCCTCTCAGCCAACTATAGCCTTCATGTATATTACAACAACCCCGTCAAATCCTCGCTGTTGCGTGTCTCTCTCATGCTCCGGGAGAAAGTCCATCGAGTCGATCGTCACCGTCGCCTGGTAGTAGACGCCGTTCGGATTTCCCTCGGTGTAGATGCACGGCTGCTGCGACAGACGCAGCGTCTCAAGGTAGTTGAGCTCCGCATACGGATCGACCGCCCTGACCACGCCGTGAGAGTCCACCGCAGAGTACAGCATGGCCACGACCGAGATGGTGGTGCCGGACACCACGGCCGGAATCGACTTGAGCGTCCAGCGTCTCAGCAAGGGCGTCTCGTTGCCCGTCCCCTTCGTCAGGACCACGCTGACGTTGAGCTCAGTGTACCGCACGAGGGGACTCAAGAGCTCCGGGGCCGTGGTCGGAGTCGCGGGAGCGATCGGCCCCAAGGCGGCGTAACCCCCGCCGTCAGCCTGAGCGTTGAAGGACACCGTTCCCGTCCCTGAGGATTGCTCGTTGATCATGGCAGCGATCTTTTGGTCGGGGATGTTGTTCTCGACGAGGCCCGAGTCGATGAAGCCAGATGCGACCACGTTGGCGGGATCCTGGGTCCAGACGCCCGAGTAGGACACACCGAGCATAGGCCCGTTCGTGATGGGGTCCCAGTCGAGCGACCACATGTAGCCCTCCACCGGAAACACCAAATCCGAGCAGTACGCCGGCTGGAGATCGTCCACCATCGTCTCCATGTCCAGCTTACCTAGGACACAGGAGCCACCAGAGAGTCCGTTGCTGGTGATGGTGCCACCCACAAAGGTGTCGTCGTAACCGGTCCAGGTGAACCACACGAAGCGGCCGTTGGCCGTGAACCCGGTGATCCAGCCGTTGGCGGGCTGGAGTAGGCCAGGGACGAGCGGACCAGCGATCAGGTCGCCCGAGTTGCCCTCGGGGTCGTTCATACTCACGGTGCGGCACACTCGCACGCCCTTGGTGGTGCCGAGCAAACAGAGATTGCCGTACGCAAAGATGGTATTGCACACCTCGCCGGGAGGAAGCACGAGGGCGATTTGCGGCACGGGGAGAGCCCCGCCCTCGAGGTTATTGACGTTAGCGGCGGCAAAGGCGGTCATCCAGATTTCGCCGGCACAGTTGACAATCAGCGCCGAGTCGTTGTCGGTGGGGATGCCCGTGAAGTAGAAGATGCCGCCCACGAACGCGCACCCGGTCCACACCCATTTGGGGTTGGGGTGGATGGCCAGAAGCCCGCCGGCAAACCCCTGCGTCGTAGGCAGCGCCGGGGGCGTCGTGGGGCTGAGGACGGAAGTCACGTCGTAGAGCTGGTTCTGGTTGGCCAGAGCCCACGGAGCGACGAATACTCGCCCACCGGCCGCCCCCACGCAGATGCAGCCCTGGCTGATGACCTTAACGGCGTCGGGAGGCGTGCTGCCGTTGAACACTTGGCACTGATACAGCGCAGCGGTGGTGGCGATGTAGACGCTGGACGTATCGTGCATGATGCCGAGGATGATCTCGCTACCGCCGAAGTCCGAACCGGTCAGGCCCAGGGCCGTCTTGGACGTCCAGTTCGTCGTCCAGTAGACGACGGTGTCCTCGGTCCAGAACACATATGGCCCGAGGCTGATAGCGTGCGGGCCCTCCTCTGTGTCGGCGACGACCCTTACTTGCTTGGTGGCGGGGAGGAGCGAGGCTTGGTACTGAGTGGTGAATACGTCACACCCAGTCGACGCCAGAAACCGGTTGGCGACCGAGCCTGATCGATCTGCGTAAAGCTGACCCGCTCCGTAACTCCAGTCTGGGGCTTGAACTCGCCAAAGGCCCTCGCTATTGACCGTGCCTTCTCCAGTTTTTCCCTCAAGGTTGATGCTCTCTCTCTGCGATGGGATCGTTGTGTGCCTAGTCGACTGTCTACGATAGGCTTCGAACGAGGTATCCAGTTCGTACGATACGCCTGGGAACGAGTCGTCCATCGGGACGATTGAACACTGACTGATGGCAGGATAGTCGGTGACTGCGGGCACCTAGAAACCTTCGCTGTTCTTGTAAGCCCGCTTGATATTAGATGCCTCGTCGTCGATGCGGCCCTGGTACCGACGTTGGAGAGCGTTGGTGGAGTTCATCACGGCAGTCGCCGGCACCTCGGGCGCCTTGCGCGGGTCGCGCTGGAAGCTCAGCGAGTTGCGCTCGATCTCCCGGTCGGGGGCCAGCCTGAGCTCGGCACCCATGTCGACGATATCTTGCATGTACACCGGCACGCCGGCCACCGTGTCAAGGTCGTCGGTCAGGCTGACAAGGGGCGAAAACGGAGCGATGAACGTGACGTGGATCGGGAAGCCCACGAAGGCATCCTTGTAGATGAGGACGCCGTTGCCGTTCGGGAAGATGCTCGGCTGGTTGGTGGCCCGGATCACTCGGTAGTCCCCGCGGCGGATCAGCGGGTTCTGGCGCATCGGCGCCGGCAGGGCGAAGCTGATCTCCAGCACCCGGCTACGGACAGAGTCGAAGTTGGGGCCGAGGTCGTAGCCCATGTAGACCGGGACGAAGTTGGTGTCCCAGGTGTCGATCTTTCCGATCCCCTGCTTCGGGGTGGTGAGCGCCTGGAGTTCGTCGTTGATGGCCACGCTGATGTCCCACCTGGAGAACCTGGGGTTGATGTAGGCCAGAGGGGTCGGCGTAGCGTCGTAATCCACGTTGGCGTCAGTCGAGCCCTGCTGGCCGCCGACGACTGTCGTTACGCCGGTGCTGACATTTGGTGACCCGAGGACGCGAATCTGGTTGAGCCCGATCGACAGCATGACGCCAGGCTGCACGCCGTTGAAGGCCAGCGAGGCGTGATCGAGCGTGATGGTCCCCGAGCCGGCGGTGTAGTCGGCCAGGAGGGCGAGACAGGCGCCCGTCGTGGGCTCCAGCCGCCGGCTGACTTTTTCTATGCAATCTGAGAAGTTCATCGGGCGCCTACGAGGTTCTCGGGATGGGTGGAGGTGTCGCTGCCGAATCTCTGATTGCACCAATGGCACCGCTCGTGGGAGGTGTCCGGGGGCTGCATCCGAGCGTCGATCCCCACCTCACGAGGGTCGATGCAGTCTGGGGTCAGGTCACCCAGCTCAGCGATCCTCAGCTTATCGGCCCAGGGGATCCAGTACGTGTGCCCGGGGTCGTACGTGTGGTGGATGCCGTTCACGGCCCAAGTCGAGTGCTGCTTGACGCGCACCTCGTAGAGCCGTTGCGGCATCGTGTGCCACTCGCCATCCGGGGAGAGGTCGGGGTTGCCCAGCTCGGGGAGGTTCTCTATCACGAGGGCCGCTGTCTTGCTCCACGAGAACTCCTCGGCTATACGCTCAGATTGATCGGCAGCGTAACGAAACTCAGACTCATGGCTACGGTAGACTTGCTCCATCATGGCGCACATCTCGTCAAAATCGGGCTTCCACTCCTGACCGCCCCCTCCCCAGTGAGTGTGGATTTCGGGGTCAGCGAGCGGGGAGTCGATCGGGATGCCGTAGTGGGCGAAGGCGTGGTGTCCACTGTGGTCGCCGAGGATGGTGGGGATGCCCTGAGCGATGGCCTGGTGCGGCATGAAGCCCCACCCCTCGCCCTTCGACCCAGACACGAAGCAATGCGCCTCGCGGTAGAGCTGGAGTTCGGCTTTGGCCGACAGGGACTTGCGCAGGTAGGTGACTCGCTTCGGGCCACCGATTTCGTCGGGCAGGTGAACGACTCGGCCGATGGCGGCAGGACCGGCATCTACGTCAGCCTTAAACACGCTGGCGGCCCGTACGGTCAGATGGGGTTCCGGGCCCCAGGATGGCGTCCAGTCCCGGAACACCCTGTCGAACGCCCGGATGACGTCGTTGCAGCCCTTCCTCGGGCCGGCGCCTCCGGTGAGGAAGTTGAACCGCCCCGTGGCATTTGGGTCCGTACGTTGCTCGTAATGCCATTCTGAGCCTACGGCGAGGGGGATATAGCGCACGTCGTTGTTGAAGGCCGAGAACAGATCGAGGTTCTGGAGTGATGGAACGAAGATCCGGCCGAAGTCGGGGACATTGGCCCTGAACCCGACTGGCATCTCGCTAAACTCCCACATCGTGAACAGCGCCGAGAGCTGGCCCTCTATCCAGCCGACGACGTGCGGCGGGGTCGCTGCGTAGAAAGCCACTGGAGCGATGCCCGTCGTGGCGTCAGCGCCAAACTCCTCGTTGACTCCCACCGGGCCCAGATCGGCCACGCCGGCTCGGCGCAGAGCCGTGTGCAGCTCGTAGCCGAACCGCCCGTAGCCGGTGCCGCGGTCGTGGTGGTAACCGGCGTTCATTTTCCAACCGACAGCGTTCATTTTCATGCGATCAGCTCTCCCGGGTTCGAGGCGTCCTGCCTGTCAAGGTGAGCCTTGGCCTCGAGGGCCCGACGCCTGTACTCAGGAGCACCCCTCGCCACGTCCCGCCGAGCATCCGCATCCCCACGCTTGTACGACGGAGAGGTCTTGGCCATCTCGGCCGCCGACTGACCACGCTCAATCTCGAAGGCCGACTCGACGTGCTTCTCGAGCTCCGTCAGACCGTCGATCCCCTTCGGGCTGTACCCCTGCTCACGCAGCGTCTTGAAGGTCGCCAGATCCTTGGAGAGCTCCTTGTCGGCCTTGTTGGCCGACGCGCAGTGAGCCCCGTCCCGGCGCGAGGGCATCGAGGACGGGGTGAACTGGAGGGAGCGCAACTTCTCCAGATAGGGATTCACGGCGTCGAGTAGGCCGTGTGCGAGGCCGATTGGGCCGTCGGGCGGATGGCGGCGGTCTGCCAGACGGAGGTCGTCAGGGTGGCCGTGGCCGTGTTCGTGCCATCGGTGACCGAGACGGTCAGGGCGGCGGCCGCCTTGTTCGCCAGGGCAGCGTTGAAGCTGTCAGCGATCGTGCCGGTGGCGCTGACGACCCCGCCGTTGTCAAACGGAACGGAGACTCCGCCTACGGTGACGGTGACCGTCCCATTGTCGGTGAAGCCAGTCCCGGTGACGCCCACATGCACCGAGGTGCCTACGGGTGCGACTGAGCGATCGAGGGTGATTGCAGCTGACATGGTGATCCTTTCAGAGGTGGTTCTAGTATATCAGGTCAGGCGGGCATAAGGGGTCAGGTTGCGCACGAGCGCCTTCCAGACATCGAGTCCCTGTCCCTGCCACGGAGAGTCAACGAAGGTGATCTGATCCGGCGTCGGAACGATGGGAGGGAGGGAGGACGTAGCCATTAGATCGGGACCACGTCGTATAATATAACGCCGGTTGCGGTTACTACGCCCGTCGTTGAAGTGATGTTTGCCGATGCGGACGTGTTGGGGTCGCTCATCTCACCGATGGGGAAGATTCCGGCGAGGTTAGATAAGCCATTAACACCGTCGGTAACCACGACGGTCTGTCCAGCGACCCCGTTCTTTGTTGTTTGTACCGATAGTTGGACCACGCTTGATCCCACTAGGGCCGACAACGAATAGGCACCTAGCATAAGGCGGAAGCCTGCTCCGGGGGCAGCGATTGTGACGGCACCAGTGGCGGTGAGCGAACCGGAAGCTACTTGACTGTTCAACGGCATCCCCCGACCGTCGCCCCGGAGCGTCGTGGCGATCTGTAGGGGGGACAGAACGGCGGCGAGGTTCATCTTCGACGCCGTTAGTGCCGTGGGCCCGGTGTAGTCAATGGCGATGCTGTCGCCGCTTGTCACCGGGAGATTAAAATAGAGAGTGGTCGCTACATTCGTACCGTTGAACAACAGTCCCGTACTCTGCCATCCGGTTATCATCCCGGTGGTCGTGTTGCGAACACGGACACAACAGTTCCCCGCCATCTGTGCGGCGCCGATCCAGTTGGCCGTTACTACGACGCACCGTCCAGTTGCGCCCGCCGTCACTGTGACTGTCTGAACCGCCGTCGTGACGCTTTCGGCCGTCGTCGCTAGTAGGACGTTGTTCGGCTGTTGGATGACGAGGCGTCCAGACGCGTCAGTCAACAGCGCCCGAGAATCCGTTCCATCCGATCCGCCAGCCATCACCACGTCTGCGGGAATGGCCGATCCAGGGGCCTGGATGCTTGAGGCCAAGGCCGTCAAGCCGGCGTTAGTGACTGCAACCGTACCCGAAACGGGTTGCGTGGCCTGGTAGAAGGTCCCAGTGACGGCGACGGTCGGCATCGCCTGGACGTTGACCTCCAGGTGCGAGGAGCCGTCAAAGGTCAGTGCCGTAAGACCAGCGTTCGTTACGGCCACCGTACCGCTCACCGGCTGCGTCGCTGGGTAGAAAGTACCAGTGACGGCGATGCTGGCGCTGGAGTCGATGATGGTGTGCAGTTGCCCGGTGGTCGACACCAGCAGGGAACGGGCGTCGGTCCCGTCTGTGCCGGCGACCACAATGCAGTTGCCTGGTACGGCGGCACCAGGCGCCACGTAGGCGGGCGGGAAAGGCGAGTAAGCCATCAGATTATCTCCCAGTTCGTGCCATCAGCGACACAGGTAATAGAGTTACCAGGCGGAACGCTGGCGGTTGCCGCACCTTCGATGGTCCCCGACGCCGGCGTCACCGTCACGTTGTGGGTTGAGGCGGGTTGATTCTTAACAACGATAGTGTTATCAAGCGTAGAGGCCGGCGTGGTGATGACGTACGTCGCCGTGGCAGCGGTGCAGAGGACGCAGTCCATGTTGCTGGCCGTGTAGAGCGCCGCCTTGGCGACCACGTTGTAGACGGCACCCGTGCCAGCAGCGCCCGTAGCTCCGGTAGGGCCCGTGGGGCCAGTGTCTCCGGTAGGACCGGCGGGGCCCGTGTCTCCGGTAGGGCCGGTGGGACCAGTGTCTCCGGTGGGGCCAGTGGCGCCTGTCGCTCCGGTTGCCCCTCCAGCTCCAGTCGGCCCCGTGGGGCCGGCTGCCCCAGTGGCTCCCGTAGCACCACCTGCTCCCGTAGACCCGGTTGCCCCGGTGGGACCCGTGTCTCCGGTGGGGCCCGTGGGGCCCGTGTCTCCCGTGGCTCCCACGGAGCCCGGAGGGCCAGAGATCAGGGTGGCGCCAGCGCCTTCGAGGCTAGGCACGCTGACCACCATCGGCGCATCCGCACTGTTCCCGGTTTGCCAAGTGACGGGGAACCAGTGCTGGAACCCCTGGGGACTGAACACACGTAGCCAGTACTGAAGGGTATTGTCGAGGCCAGTGATGTCGCAGGCCGTTCCCCCCAGCACTACGTCGGCCGTCGTGATGCCGGCGCTGTCGCCCACGGGCGGTGTGGTCGCTCCCACCGGGGAGTTGTAGAAGTCACTCGCTGGCCAGACGTCGGCGAACAGCGTCTCGGTGTCGTCGACGCCGATCGGATACATACCGAGGTTGAGGTAGAGCGTGGCGGTCATGGCGCTATTGAGACAAGGTAGCTGAGGGCGTACACCGCACCGCCCGCAGAGTCTACCGTCAGCCCCGTCATGCTGAGGTCGGTCCCAGTGACGCTCGTACTGTCGGGTGCTGGCAGGTTATAGTTCGAGCCCGTACCGTCAGATCCGACGTAGACCAACGAGTCGCCGGGAGTCCAGATGGCCTGCAAGATGTTGGCGAAGGTCGGGTCACTGATCAGCAGCCGCGCGAAGACGATGGTGGGCAGACCGCTCGGAGTAGGCGTAATCGTCAAGTTTTCTATGGCCACCAGGGCAGCAGACGAGGCAAGGTTGGCCGCGCTAATGACAACGCTGAACTGTGATTTGGCATCCTTTGGGGCGCTCTGGTTGAAGCTAAGCCCCTCCATGTACAGACCGGCAATCATTGAGCTACCAGCCGACCCCGGAGTACCAGAGGGCCCAGTCGGCCCAGGCGGTCCCGGAGGGGCCACGACCGGTCCCTGCTGCGAGGGCACTTGCACCTGCATGGCGCCGGCACCCGAGCTATTGCCTTTCTGCCAGGAAACGGGAAACCAGTGCGAGTATCCCTGCGGGTTGAACACTCGCAACCAGTACGACTTCGTATTGTCGAGGCCCGTAAGCGAAACGGCGGTCCCGGTGAAGGCAACGGTCACCGTGGCCGAAGCGTCAGGGCTGGCAACTGGTGGCAGACTCGAGCTCGAGGGGGCGTTGTAGAAGTCGCTCGCCTTGTAGATGTCCACGAACACCTTGGCTGTGCTGCCGTACGGCAACGGGTAGACGCCGACGTTCAGGTACAAAGTGTCGGTCACGACAGGAACTCCGTGAAGCCGGCGGCCAACAGGATCTCATACATGGCGTCAGAGATGGAGTACGACGTCACTCCACCCCTGAAAAACGAGACGCAGTACGGGGACGTCGACACTTCGAGCACCTCAGGCGACGCCAGCGGGTTGTCGACGTGGATGAACGGGAAAGATCCCTTGACGGGAAGCTGCTCACCGCCGGTGGCCGGGTTTGTGTGGTCTACCGGGGACTGGGTAGGATTCCAAGGGTACGGCGAACCAACCACGGAGAATACCGCTGGCGGACCGGCCGAGAGCTCGACGGCGTAGTCGGTCAGCACCGACCCGTCCGACATGACGAAGATATTCACTCCTCGCTCTCGGAGCTCGAAGTGCCGGAATAAGGCAAACGCCTGCCCCGTCGTGTCTGGAGCAAAGGGAGGGACGACGGCTACCCCCGGCATGGTGAGGGTATGCGCCACAGCCTACCCCCGAGTCTTATACCGCTCCGCGGTCTCGGCGGCGAGGCCTCGGGTGTTCTCCTTGCCGGGGCCGTTCGGACCAGAAACAGCATCGGTGCCATCGACCGCCTTGGTGGCCACCACGGGCCGACTGGCAGAGTGCTGGCCGGTGTCGACGTGGCGATCAGTGTCTGGCACGCCCATCCGAGCCAGCGGGCTCCGGGAGCCGAGATCGGCGTCGTAATCGGATTTGGGGCTGGTGGGCCCTGTGTCGGGGGTGCTCATCTCAGTCTCCTTCGAGGGTTCCTTGACTATGCGTGCCAGCGCCTGTATCCCCATAGCCGTCCTCGGAGCAGGTGCAGGGGTCTAGCGGCCCCATGGCGGGCAAGGAGGGGCCCTGGGGCGTCTCGCGCAGGAGCGGGCCGGCTGCCATTACCGGGTGGCCGCGGACGAGGTGGCGACAGTCTGGGCAGAGGGCGCCCAGACTGCGGCAGCGGTGTTGTCGGCATCCAGAAGCACGGCGCCAGCCTGCTGGACGCCACCGACCGGGGCATCGGCCGACCACGCCTTGGTCTGAGCGGTGGGGGCTAGGGTGCTCATTACGAGTCGAAGTTCTCTGCGGCAGGACCGGCCATGCCGCCGTCACGGACGCCACCCATGCCGCCCTGCGTGTGAGCGCAGCCGGGGTCCTGGGTGCCGTAGCCGGCGATGTCGGTCGGGACGGGAGCCATCACCTCGGGCTCGGCGCCCTTGAGGTCCCCTCGGGTCGACTCGGGCGAGAAGGTAGCCGTGCGGCTGGCGCGGCCGTCACCGGTGTTGGCTTCCATGCCACGGAGCGTGGGCTTGTTGTTGGTCGCCTCACCGGCCGTCTGGAGGTTGTTGGCACCGATACGCCAACCGCTGGCGCTCTTGGCCGACTCGGCGGCAGGGGACGTGGTGGGCTCAGTAGAGCCGCGAGGGAATGGATTCTTCACATGATCTCCCATGGGTTCTTGACCATCTCGGTGGTCAGGGCGGAGGCGGCGTCGACAGTGGAGACGGCGTCGTCACGGATCTTGTTGGCGGCATCGTTGGCCTCGGAGCGCGCCGTGCGCCCCGGAAGCGGGGTGCCGGCGACCTGGGCGGCGTCGAGGCCCTGGCATTCACCGGTACCAGTCGGCTGGGGGTTTCCCATCACTTACTCCATTTCGCTGCGTTGCGGGCGAAGTTTGCCTTGGCCTTCAACGCATTAGACGCCTTAGATCCCGGAGCAAGCACAGCAGCCGCTTTACCCTGGACGGACTGACCAGATCGCTTCGCGGCCGCAGTGAAAGTTCCACGTTTGCTAGGCTTGATCTTGATCGCACTTTTACCTGCCATCATCCGGCTCCTATTCCGCCGACTTGCTGGGCCTGCTGCACTGCGGTGTTCTGCTGGGCACCAGGCTTAACGACCAGCTTTTTGCCGGCCTTCGGTGGCTTCGGCGCCTTGTACGGCGCCGTGGCCTTGAGATTGGCCTTGGCTTTGGCGATGGTAGCGTTGACTTGAGCCTCGGTGTAGTTGGGGCTGGCCGCCTTCTGGCGGTCCTGCTGTGTCTGCTGGCCTGCCATTACTCGGCCTTCCTGACGCCTTGCTGGCTTCCACCACGCCAACCTTCGACGGCGGGGAACACGGCGTCGGGGGGTAGAAGGTTGCCGCGGAGGTCGGTGCAACGGCCACACACCAAGCAGGTGTACCGGTCGAAGCCGGCAGTCATGTCGCCCATGCCGCCAGGGCACGCGGGGTTGCTACAGTTCGGCATCGTCACTCCGATCGCTTCTGTGGGAGCGTGGCTGGCACCGGGGGAGGAACCAGTGCCAGCACACGCTCAACCAACAGATCCGTCCGTTCGATCAGGTGTTGTCGATCGACGGGATGGTCAGTGCGGCATCGATCGAAGACACCGATTCTACCCTCAAAAGTGCCGGTTGACGGAATACCGAGTAGCCAACGATTTGGTACCAACCGACCGGAACGAACCTACGAAGCACGTCGGTCACGGGACCCGGCACGATGTGCGGATTCGGGCCGTTGCCGTCCACGATCGAGTGGGCCTTGGCGAACCCCTGCACTCCACCGAACAGGGTGGCGAACACGTCGGACGGCGAGGAAGCGGAGCTCGAGGCCCCGGCAAACTCAGGCGCCCGAGGCGTCTCGATGAACCGGACACCCTCGAACTCGCCGATCTCGCCAGTCCAGATTTCGCCAGGCTGCGAGTATTCCTTCGGCGTACGCCAGGTCCCGGAGCCCGTCTGCGACCGGAGGTCGAAGGCCGTGGCCGGGTGGACGAAGCCCCAGTAGGAGCCGTTCACCGTGGGGACGTTGTTGGTGCGGAGCGTGGCCGTGGCCAGGCGCACGTCGTACGCCGACAGGTAGTCGGGGTTGTTCAGGGTGGCGCGGCTGGAAGCCCCACCGGAGTAGTTGACGTTGGTGCCGGCAGCGACGACGGCCCGAGCGACAGAGTCGATCGAGACGGCGGCGTTGTAGCCCAGGACGTTGGCAACTACCTCATCAATGTCCACAAAGGACCCAGCGCGGGCCTTTCCGGTGGTGACGATGGCATTGCCGTACTCGGCGAGGACAACGCTGATCTGGGAGCTCGAGATCGCCACGGGGGTGATGTCGGTGGACTCGTTGATCGGGGAGGTCGCCGAAGCCAGGTCGTTCTGGATCTGGAAGGTGACCGTCAGGCCAGGCTTGTCCTGGCGGGTGGGCTGAACGTCCGCAAGCTGGTCGAAAAACAGCTCAGGCCGCAGGGCGGCTCGGGCGAGAAGGTCGTAGGCGACCTGAATGTAGTTCAGGTTCGCCGTCTGGGTCGTGACGTAGGCCATGTTTGGCGTGTGCTCCTGTTGAGGGTCGGAGCCCCACCCCGCTTAGTTGATGTCGGGGAGCTTGATCCCGTAGACCGTGCGACCATCTTCATCCACGACCGGCGTGCTGAACTTGCCGTTCGCTTCGATGAAAGCCTTGAGGCCGGCGGAACCGCCCTTCTCGAAGGCGTCTTCCATGCCTACGGCAAGGTCGATGTCTCCGGGGGCTCCGGTGCCAGCTCCTGCTGCTCCTGCGTCCACCGTTCGGCGGGCTGCATCGGTAGCAGGATCTCCAGTCGGCTCACCAGCGCCCGAGGGCTCAGGGGGTCCGAAAGCGGCTTCCCATGTGGTCTTGATTTCTGTCGGGTCGGTCAGATCCGGGTACGCCTTGGTGAACATCTCACCCTTGGCGTCTGCGGGGATCCCGGCCTTGCGGAACGCTTCCCGCCGGTCGCTCTCGGCCACTCGGCCTCGGAGCTCGGCGTTCTCGTGCTGCGTCACACGGGCCTTGCGGATCTCGTCCCTGATTCTCGGGGAGAGAGGTTGTCCGCTTTCGGGGTCCTTGTCCCAGTTCTGTCCGAGATTAAGTTCCTCATCGGTATAGGCGGTGTAGGGAATGGGAATCATCCTCCGTCGCTATAGCGCAGGCATCCCGGAGGCGGGACCCTGGACGTTCGTTCGGTGGCCCATCCGGCTCCGCTCCGTAGAGTGGCCAAACTAGCTCACGCCTTGTCTACCATCTTACCACAGATTCCGAAACGATGCTCAGCCGCCCATAGGATCTGATTTGGCCCCGCCCTCGGAGGCCGATCCCACGCCCAGACCACGGCTCTCGGTCCCGAAACCGCCCCCGCCCGAGCCGGCGGCACCACGAGCCTCGCCGGCACCGATGATGTTGCGCTGCTGGGCACCGGTGGCCTGATTCAAGCCCTGGGCCAACACGGTCCCCGGAGCCACCGTCTCGAGGGCGTTAGCATTGCTCCCGGCCAGCGGCTTCTCCAGACCCAGGAGCGGGGCGTTGGCCTCGAGGCCACCCTTCTCGCTGGAGACGGTCCCACCAGTCTGGGCGGCTGCCAGGAGCTGGCTCTTGTCGAGGTTCTGGTAACCCAGGCCCTGGGCCAGAGCGCCGACGTTGGCGGCATTGAAGGTGTTCTGGGCGTCGTTGGGCCCGTAGAGCGGGCTCGAGGGGTTCAGGAAGTACCCGGTCAGAGCGCCCTTGCCGGCGGCCGTGGTGACGTCCACGCCGTACAACGACTTCATCAGCGCCAGCGTCTGTGGGTTGGAACTCGTAGCCGCATTCTCGGCCTGGCTGATGCGGGTGCCCACGTCGCTGAGGGTCATGTTCGACGCCACCATCGACCCGATGTCCTCGTCGGTGACGAACCCCTTGGGCAGACCCAGGCTCGACGTCATGCCGTTGACGTCTTGCTTGAAGCTGACGTAATCCTGTATCGACATAGGAGACTGGTTGCCAGCCGCCATCTGCGCCTTGATGCCGGGGAAGTATTTGGCGAAAATCGGGGTCTGGTAGAAGTTCGACAGAATTGTCCCCGGTGGAACCAGGGCGTCCTGTTGGCCCTGATACCAGTTCGACAGCGTTTGAGCGTCGGCAGCGGACATCCCCATCGACTGGAGATCCGCCATGTCGCTGGCAATCGAACCCGTCTGGCCAGCGCTAGCGTTCAGAGACTGCTGCTCAGAGTTGGTATTGGCCATCCCCTGGTTGATGTAAGAGACGCCCTGCGCCGTCAACGGCGCGGCCTTGGCTGGCGACGCCACCACAGGAGAGCCGCCAGTGAGCCACTGGTCCGGGTTGGTGTCGACCTGAGTAGTAGTGCCGCCTTTAATCGCCATTATCGTCCTTAAGGTTGCTCAACGCCGGCAGTAGAGCCAGACGAGGGGAGAACGCTGCTACCCGCGGGGCTGATGCCCATGAGGCCGGCGATGCCCATGACGCCGGCCGAGCCAGTCGCCTTCGACTCCTGCGACTTCTCATAGCCGTAAGCGGGATCGGTCATCAGCATCTGAGCGTAAGCCGAGGTGGACATGGGGCCGCCGCCCGGGCCGCCCGTCTGCCACTTCATGTAGAGCGGGTTGGTCGGCGTGATGTCGGCTGCTGGCACACCGAGAGTGTTCTGGGCAACCGTGAAGTAGGGCGACGAGAGCTGGGCCAGCGTCTGCCCGTTCATAATCTGCTGGCCCAGGTACGTGTCTTGGCCACCAACGTTGGTGGCCGCCTGCTGCTTAGCCCCCGGGACCGCCTGCCCCTTGGAGTTCACGAAACCGTCCGCAGCGTAGGCACCAGCCTGGTCAATGGTGGAGTAGACCGAGGTGACGCCCGAACCGAGCACGCCCGAGACAATGGTGGCGAGCTGCTTGTTGCTCAGCTCGATGCCCTGCCCAGCGTACGCCTGCGTCACCGCCTGAGCCGCAGCGCTGGCCCATCCATCGTATCCATCCTGTGCGGGAGCGTTGCCGCTCTCCACCTGATTATTCAGATTGAATGCCGCGGCGTCGGTGACCGCCTTGTTAACCCAGTCCTCGGTGTTAACGTTCGTGCTGCCCTGGGCGTACATCTGAGTGGCGATCGAGTGAAGTTGCGGCTTCGTGAGTTGCACGCCCACCTGGGCGGCGACGTGCTCCACGTATGCGTCGTCGGGACTGGCGCCGCCGGCGGCGACCGTCAAGGGCAGCCCCTCGGGCGTCTTGCCGTTGTAGGCGTTGGTCAGAATGGTGGTCAGCCCCACGGGCTTGCCGTTCTTCTCGGCCGTCTGCGCTTGCTGCAACAACGTGATGACACCCTGGCCGACCATCTCGGCGCTGGGCTGCGTGGCGCCGTTGAGGCCCGACATGTCGATAAGGCCGGCCCCCTCCATCTCCGTTGCCATAGAGGTCGCCCACCCGGCACCCGAGTTGTACGCATTCCTGAACTCCGAATAGAACTGGCTTCCGCTCATCGTCTGGGCGTTCGGAATGGCTGCCGATCCCTTGCCGCCCGGGGCGCCCTTCTGAAACTCGTCCTGGTCAGAGATCATGTCCTTGAAGCTGTAGTTGGGCCCGACGTTAGCCCACCCGCTGTCACCGAGCTCGATCTTCGTCGCCTGCATCACCGGAAAGTTCCCGATGGTCTGGAGAGTCTTGACGGCGTTTGCCATCTTGGGCGGCGTTTTCAAGCTCTCGGGTAATCCGATGATGCTGTTTGATGCCTGAGCCATGTCCTTCCAGGCAGCTTCATAGAGAACCTGACGATCGCTGGCATCTAGCGTCCGAGCATGAAAGTCGTGCCCGGCGGCGGTGCCCGTGTTGGCGGCGCCTTTCGGGCCTGCCACGGCCGAGGAGAACATGGCCCCCACGTCGCCGATGATGCTCTTGAGGCCACCAACCGGAGCCTTCATTCCAACCTGCTTATAGAGAGCGTCCACTGTGTCGGGGTTCATCCCACTCAGCGAGCCGCCCGTCGCCAGCGCATGGACGAGTTTCACCAAGTTCGCAGCGTTGGTCAGAGGCGTTTCCTTGCTGCCCTTGCCGTAGCCCGCGGGCCGCGCCGGCGTGGCCGACATCGTTGCGCCGAAGTCGACACCCTGAAGACTCTTCGGCAGCATTGGGAAAGCGCCCCCGGCGCCGACCTCGCCGGCTTGTGCCGTCGCCGTTGCGGACGTTGTGGCCGCAGGGGTGGGAGCCGGGGTTGCAGCGGGCATCGTTGTGCCGGGACCGGTAGACGTGCTCGGTGCCGGCGTGCCCCCACTCACGCTGGCCGGGGCGGCGGGTGACCCGCCCGGGAGCGGGGGGATGGGAACGGTGGGAGTTGTCGTCTTGGGTGCCATCAGTAACCGCTTTCACCGGGATTGGTGTTCTGGAGAGCGTCGCGCCAGACGGACGTAATCATGGGGGCGAGGTTGGGAATCGCCGCAGCCTGCTTGGTACAGAAAGCCTGCCAGTTCTGCACAACCGTTTTCTCAGCCGTCGAGTAGTCAGCACTCTGTCCGGCCGCAACGTACTGGGCGTTGTAGTCCTTGTACCAGCCGAGCATGTTCTGAACGTCCGTCGTTTGCGGACCCTTGGGAGCGGTGCCGTTCTTGAACGCTTCCTCCAGGCCGTTAATCGTGTTGATGGTATTCGGCCCTTTTTGTGACGAGACATAACTGGAGTACCACGTCGGGTAGGCCCCTGACATCCAGTTCAAAACGGTGCTCCACCGCGAGTACGCGGCGTTCTTGGCTTGTGGACTATTGCCCGCAGCCGCCACGGCGCTCTGGTACTGACTGTAATAGTGTTCGTACACTCCATCCCCCTGCGCCACGTAGAGCGCATTCAGAAACTGCGAAGGCGTGTCCCGGTCGCGCAGGCCATCGGCAATCTGCAAGAGGTAGGATGCCTGGGAGTAAGCGCCACCCTTGGTTACCGGCATCAGCCACATCAGGGCCGGATTGGCCTTGGGGCCAGTCAGCTCTCCCAGGTGCGCTGTCACCCAGTTCATAGCCTTCACCGTTTCCGGCAGTTCGACGCTGTTGGATCCGGGCTGCGGATTGAGGGCGTCGCTGGTCCCCGGCAGGAATGACTCGGCCACGGTAAACGGTGTGGCGAAGGGATGCTGTTCAGCAAAGTGGGTGTACCCGTCCGTAGTGCCGTAACGATTCATGTCGTTGGTCAGGTCCTGCCGTAGGCCGAAATCGTTGACCGTCAGGTCAGAGCCGATGGGCGATACCAGCGCCATTATGGAGTTGATCAAGGAGCGCGCCTGGGTCTGCGTGCGCGTCTTGGCGAGAAACGCTTCCTTGACGGCCGCCGGTGCGTCGTCAGCGGGAAAGATGTCCGGCGGCAGACCCTTGCTGCCGGCGGCCTGCCACTTGGCGTATGCTTCGTCCTGCTGGACGTTGAGGTTGGCTAGCGTCAGCAGCAACGCACTGTGGAACGACGTGCCGGTACCGGTCAGCGCCTCACCGAACTTCGTCGCCACCGAGTTGGGTACGACCTGCTCGAGGGTGCTCTCTGCCATGGCCTCGGAGCCCAGAGCCGCCGTGGTGAGGTTGTTCACGTCTTTTGCCGCCGGCTCGATCGAAGGGAAGTCCCTTCCAAGCGACAGCATCCGCCCGTCGAGAGCCTCGAGGGGCACGATCACAACCGGCGAGACGTCCGGGCGCTCGCCCTGTGAAGTCGGGAACACCACGTTGGCTGACGACAGCGTGCCGCCGAAGCCGGTGGGGTTGACGCCATACGAGGTGCCGGCTAGCATCGTCAGGGCGTCCACGATCGGACGGGTGAGAAAGCCAGCGCCGGGGATGGCAATGTAGTTGTTGCCCGAGCTGTCCTGCATTTTGGAGGTGAGGTTAGAGGCCCCCATGATGGAGAGCTGGTAACGCCGAAAGGCTCCGGGGTCGTCCACGAACAGGCGAGCCGCGCGGCGGTACGCCTGGTTCTGGGCGAAGAAGAACGGCGCAAAGTTGCCGAGCATGATGTCGAGCTGCGTGCGGTCGGCCGGGTTGTGAATGTAGCGCACCATGTCGATCATCGTGTCAGTCTGCGCCCGGATCACGGCTTGATCGAGCGTATAGTAGCCCTTGTCGACGTCGGCCTGATAAAGCGTCATGCGCCGAGCAAACTCGGTAGCGGCCATCGGTTCCCGTGCGATGGAGTCCACGATGGGCGCCATCACGTGCTCGAAGCCAACGGTCACGGCGCGATTGAACCAGTGTCCCGTCAAGGGAACCAAGGCGTGGCCCGGGATCGACAGGGGGACGTTATCCACGTCGATGCTCTGAAGAAGCTTCTGGGATGGCGCCTCCCCTCGGACGATGGATCGCAGCAACGCCTCGGTCTGCTCGTGTGGCCCTCCGTCCATGGCCAAGTGCTGCGCCGTGAGCGTCGGATCGCCGGTGACCTCCCGCACGGCCTCGGGGTCGAGGAGGGGTTTGTGCGTCAGGGCCAGCAGGTTTTCGACGTGCTGATCGGCCCAGTCGTCCAGCGCCGACTTCGTCATCGGAGAGCCCTTGACCTTGTAGATGGCGTGTACCATGTGACCCAGCGAGTTGTTGTCCAGCTTGTCGATCTCGGCACGGGAAGTGGTGGTCGCCCGCCGGATGACTTCGTCCATCGGCACGCCCTCGGCATGGGCCGCAAGGATCGTCTTGGCAACTTCCTGGTCGGCGGGGTTGCGTCCGAGCTGACGCAGTTGCGACTGCCACTCAAGCGAGCGACGAAAGTCGGCGTTGGCCTGCCGCGCCAAGTCGTCGGCGCTGCCCGTTGCGGCGCTGGCCGCCTCCAGGCCCGTGTAGTCCTCCGACTGTCTCATGGCAGGGCCCGGGCCATACGTGCTAAGGGCGCCCTTGCCAACCGCCTTGAACCGCTTCACACCACGCAACCTGGCAGCCGGGTCGTTAGGATTATACGGATCTCCGATCTTGTTATGGAGGACGGACTGCTTGATCCCAAGCGTGTCAGAGGCGTCCTCGAGGCCGAACGTCTTGGACGAGAGACTTTCGTCAATCCCGTGGCCCTCAGTGTTGACCATGTGCATGAAGTGGTATTGGAGCTCCGTGCTATCGCCAGCTGCCGTCTTGCGAAGGAGTCGACGCCACGAGACGTCGCCGATCTGGTCACGCAGAGACGCGGCGTACCCGGCAATGGCGGCGTCCGTGGTTGGTGAATCTTCCAACCCCAGCTTGGCCGCGCCGGCAAGCCACGACTGCTTAACAACGTTGAGGGCACCACCTCGCATTAGGTACATCAGCATCTCCGACGCACCCATATGGAATGGGTAACCCACGGTGGCCAGCATCACCGGCTTGATCTTCGAGGTCACGTTCCGCAACAGCCACGCATTGATGCCGCCGGCGTAGTCGTGCCCGTACTTCATAAACTTGGCAGCCGAACGGACATCGTTCATCGGCGGCAGCTCGATGTCGTGAGCCGCCTGCTCGGGGCGCAGCGCACCCGACACCTCGAAGCCGTCTGGCGTCACCATCGGAAGGGCCGCCGCGCCCGTGCGAGTGGTCTGGAACACGCCCGTGGCATCCGGGGCCGTGATCGGAGAGATCCGATCAAGCGTCGCCTGAAGATAGTCCTTCACGGCGGGATGCGCCATACTGCTGTTCAGGAAGTCCTCCACCGCATTCTCGTCGTGCAGGTCGTATCGGAGGGCCGAACGAGTGGCCCCGATCCAGTTATTGATGAGCAAGTTCCGCAGGATCGTATAGCGGCCACCTCGGTCGGCGTCGTAGAGCATATTGACGCCCGAGATTGCCTCGTCCTTCCTGAGGCCCACCTGGAGGTACTCCACGAGGTTGTTCATGCGCTTCATGTTGTCGAGGTCAACCGTCGAGGTGTACGCCCGCTTGGCGATATCGAGCTCACCGGGGATCCGGGTCGTCAGGTTCGATAGCGTTCCCATCAGCGTCTTGGGGTTCAGCAGCCCCCTCACGACGTGGAGCTGGTTGGCGTCGGCGTTAGCGGCCAGGTCCCGGATCTCCCGCATCCCCATCTTGCCGTATGACGTGGAGGGAATCCGGCTGCCGACGTACTCGCCGTTCTTGACCACACGGCTCATCAACACGTCGGCAACCTCGTCCGACGTCTTGGCGCTGGCCAGGCCCTTGAGCGTGGTCTGCGGGACAGCGGCGATCTGCTGACGCACGGTAGCCAGTTGGGATTCAAGATCGGGCACGGTAGCGTCCCGCATATTGGCGAGGTGGCCCGACAGGTTCCCCGAGTCGGCGGCACCCAGCGTGTTGGCGTACCGGTTGCGGACCAGGTGGGTCCGCACGTCGTCCGTCACGTTCGTCAGATCAGGCTCGGGCGGCACGCCGGCCGCCGGTGTTGCAGTCTGCGACAGCACCTTCCGGGAGAACTTGAGCTGGTTCTCAACGGCAGTTTGGTGCGCCAGATATTGGCTGAGCTGCGCCTGCTGGTCGCCATTGGCGGCCACCTTCTGGTCTGCCACGATGGGGTCCATGCGTGGATCCCGACTGACAATCGTACCGGCGTCGGCGTCGGCCGTCTCTTGGAGCCAGCGACGGGCGTTGTCGGAGAAGATCCCCTTGCCCTCGACGGCGGCCACGAAGTTGTCGCCAGTCAGAACGGTACCCCTGGCCGAGGCGCCAGCGATGGTCTGGCCGCCCTCGAGACTCTTCCCAACACCAAACGTCCCAGACAGCGCCGCCTGGGTGGGGTCACCAAACAGGTCGGCCAAGGCATCCGTGACCCCCGACAGGGCAGCGTAAGTGCCACTCTTGCGGTTGATGTGGAGCCAGCCCCCGATGACGTCGCGACCGAACGATACCTGCTGATGGGTGTTCGGGTCTGTGTAGGTGTCCCCGTTGGCCGTCCGGTCCCACGAATCCTGGTATATCAGGTGGCCCATCACGGGGCCCATCGGCCCGTTGATGACGGCGCCTCGGCCGCCCGAGGTGTTCATCAGCTTCGAGAGTGTTCCTGGGCCCTTGGCCGCCTCACCGGCACCCGCTTCGACCCCCTCGCCCTCGCCCACGGAGGCAACGTCCCCCGCTGCCCCAGCAGCCACATCGGCCCCGGCCCCGGCGGCGACGTCTGCGGTCGCCCCGAAGCCTGCCATGGCGACATCGCCCAAACCTCCCGTCACCAGGGTGCCAGCGGCCACGGCCCCAGTGATGGCCAGTCCCTCGGCCAGGGCGGCGAACATGCCGTGGCGAGCTTCCACGTCGTGCAAATAGCGCCATTCGTGCTGCACAGTCTGGAGGGGGATGTTGGCGGCCTTGGCCACGTCACCGATGCCATCCCCAACGTAGTGCCCGAGCGCTTTGCCAAGAACGAGGTCGCCGATGTGGGCCACGCCCTCGACCCCCTTGCCAGCCAGGCCGGCGACGTGCGACAGGAACCCCGCTGTCCCAGCGTTCACGCTGTCGGCGGCCAGCGCCGTCGTGGTCCGGTTGCCCTGGGCGGCCACAGCCTGGGCGGCCACGGGCACGTTCCCGCCCTGCGTGGCCACGTCCATGGCCGCGCCGGGGGCGTTCTTGAGCTCGGGGGCAGCGTGAACGGCCGCCGTCAGGTTGGCAACGGCAGCACCGGCCTGCCCACCGGAGGGGTCTGGGGCCTGGACGCCGACGGTGGGGTTCGTGGCCTGAGCGCCACCTGCAGCCGGATTCAGGACATCAGGCACCGGCGCCGGCCGCCTGGGCTAAGGACTTCACGATAGAGCTAGCCCCGGGCACCTGGGCCATTCCCTTAAGGAGCGTCTGTAGGGTGCCCTGCTCCGTGGACTGCTGGGCATGCCACTGGGCAGCGGGGCCGGTCAGGGCCTCCGGGCCAGCGCCGGGGCCGTACGGCCGGCCAGTCGTCACGGGCAGGCCATGGTTGGTGGGTTGGAGCCAGGGTAGTTCGCCGGGGAGCGGCCCCTGGCCCCCCGCCGGCCCCGCACCCGGCGCCGCGGCGCTCTCGGGTGGAGTCGGGGCAGCGGCGGGAGGAGTCTTACCGCCAAGGGGGAGCATGGTGAGACTTTGCTCCTGGGCGGTGCGATGACCGTATGCCTGGTCCTTCTGGACCGTTCCGGCCGGGAGCTTCGGCGTCATGGTGTCGGTGCGGGTGTTGGTGGCCCGGGCCCGGGGCATCAGGAACCCACCGGTGCGCTAGGGGCCAGGCCGGCGCCGGGGGGGGCCGGGGCCGCCCCGGACAGAGACTTCTCGGCGCCAGACTGGGCCGAGGGCTGCCGTAGGCTCTGGAGGAGCTGAGCGAGCTGCGGGGGAGGCGCTCCACCACCGGCACCCGGGGGAGGCGCCTGTGCCATCCCGGGCATCTGCGGAGCGCCCGGAGGCGCCCCCGGCGGCGGCTGGTTGGCGGCGAGAGCGGCCTGCTGCTTCTGGATCTGAGCCTGAGCTTCGAGGATCACCTCGGAGATGTCCAGTTCGGGGTGCTGCCGACGCAAGCGGCCGATCAATGCCACCTCGTGGATGTCGACGGAACCCGACTGGACCTGCGCTGCGATCCCACCCAGGGCGGCGGCGTCAATCGTTTCGATATCGACTTGGTTGCCCTCGGCCTCCCCGTCCTCGATCATGGGGTCGACCTGGCGGCCCGTCTTGAGCGACATGATCTTCGTCTGGAGCCGCTGGCCGATTTCGATGGGGATACCGGCCGAGTCCACCCCCGGCATGCTGAACTTCACCGTATGGAAGTCCGAAGCGAACACGTCGTTCGGGACGAAGTCACCCTCGTCGGTCTGCTTTCCATCCCTGGGAATGTAGAAACTAGTGAGCCTCCCGCCCCACTCTGACTTACTGATGGCGATAGCCCGCTCGTCGGCGGCGGCGAACAGAGTCGAGTAAATGTTTTGCGCTTCGCCGATATTCGGGTCCATGGCGCTACCCATGACCTCGGCACCGCGCTTCGCCGTCCTGATATTCGTCGCCGACTCACCACCGACCTCGGCGGGAAGCTGGGCGCCGACTCGACCCTGTTGCTCGAGACGGTCGATGGCCTGGCTGGTCATCTGGCTCACCTGAGGCGTAACGGTTAGGATGGTTCCGTTGGCGATTTCTCCGATGTCGCCCTGCTTGCCATTAGCAAGAGTGAGGATACGCGCCTCTCCAGGGGCGTTAGGGTGAGACACGACCCACTGCTCGGGGAAGATCGTGCGACGAACTCCGATAAGCTCGTAGGCCTGGAGCTGCGCTTGGGTAAAGAAGATGCCCATGAGCTGGTCAAACTGGCCTTGGGCTCTGTCGAGGGTGATGCGCCCCGCCTGGACCGCCAGACAGATACCAGCCTTGTTCTCATACTGCTCCAGAAGCTCGGCATTGCTGACGCCCTCCTCATAGGACCCATAGTCGTATTTCCCTCGCTTCTGCCCCGCCAACACCAGGACCGTGCCCTCCTCGTTATTGAACTCGAGGACGTCGAAGAGCAGGTCGGCCCGCGCCTTCTTGCCCTTGAAGATCATCTGCGCCTGAGCAGGATAGTGTGCCTTGAGCCACGCCAACGACTGCTGCTTGAGAATAATGACGTCGGCCGGTTCGTGCTCGTCGGGGTCGGCGCTGGGAGAGGCAAAGGTATTGAGAGGCGAGACGATGTGCCAGTGGGGCATCTTCCTCTTGTCAAAGTAGCCCGACCCCACAGAACGAACCATGAACGTCGTGCTTCCGTACGCCACATAGTGCCTCGCGCTACGAGCAAACTTGAGGTCTAGCCCGGTCATGTCCCACCACGCCAAGACCGCTAGACGAGCCTTGCGGGCACGTTCGTTCGCCTTCTCGTTAGCCAGCAGTGCCGTGGAGAATACGAGGTCGGGCATCCGGCTGGAAATGCGGATCGCAAGCTGATCCACGCCCTGAGCCAGGAGGTTGGCCACGGCCGGCCGCTCGGACTCGTCCATTTCCGGCATCGGAATGACCGTTTCACCGTTATAGAAGCGGCAGACCTCCCGCATGATGGCGATGCGGGGTCCCATGTGCTCCAGACGCTCTCGGTACATGGTCACGACTTCGCTGGGGGTGGGAAGACTCACGGGCGCGCTCCAGACAGGGGTGCATCAATCATACCACACCTCCCGAGGCCGAACGGATCATGTCCTGGTAGCCAGCGGTCGTGGCCTCAAATAGCGCTCTGTGGCCCGCCTGCTCTTTGCCCGCCCGCCCGGCCACCCAGCCAGGGCGCCACGCCTTCTTGGCCGCACCGGGGGCGTGGTAGATGTTCTTCATCTGGAACGCCATGAACCACGTCGACATCACGAGGTCGTCAGGAGGGTCGCCATCGTACTTGGTCACCTCGCCGATCAGATCTAAGCTTCTGAACCTCGACTGGTTGCCCTTCATGGGGAGTCGAATGTGCCCGAACTCAAACAGCGGGGCGATCGTCTCCACCCCGAGCTCGGGGTCAGACTTGTTGCGAGAGGTAGTGTGCTGGAGGGTGATGACATGCTGCTTCCTACACCAGACCTGCCAGAAGTCGTACTGGACAAAAAATCGCTGGGCAGCGTTGATCTCGAAGACGACATGAGTGATCGGCACGCCCAGTGCCTTCGAGTCGTTGACCCACTCCTCGGCCAGACCGTAGAACACCTTGTCGTTGATGTTGTACCCGAGGAAATCAGGCGCCTCCATCCGCCGGTTGTAGAGGTTCATCAGGAAGTACTGCTCGGACTCGGGGTGGTACAACCACCACGTGATGCCCCAAGACTTCGTGGGCGAAGGGTCGACCGAGAGCACGGAGACGAAGCCACTCATCTGCCCATGGCCGGGAACCTCCAGGAGGCTGCGGTCGTTGTCGAGGCACCCAATGTGCCCGTCCTCGCCGTAGATCCACGCCCTCGGCACCAGGACGTTGGTGGGGTCGACGTCCTCCTGCTGGTAGACAACCTCAAAGTTGGGGCTGGTCGCCTGGAGGCCGACGAGCTTGCGGTGACTCAGACGCCGGGGAGAGAGCAGGCAGCCCTCGGGGTACGCCGGGGCCCCGACCTTGTGGCTGCCCTCGGAGCACCGATCCAGGAAGTGGGCCGGGAACTTGATGTGCTCGTACTTGGGATGGGCGGGCACCTCCTCGCCCGTGTCATCGTCCACGTAGGCCGGCTCGATCTTGTTGAGCGAGTAGCGGTACAGGTCGTCGGCGTAGAGGCGCTGCCCCTGGAGCACGAGGAGGCCGTTGGGCTCGAGGCGGGTTTCGCAGAGGTCGTCCCAGTCAGTTTCAAGGTTGCGGCGAGCTTCCTCCGAACGATGCCGCTTGGGATCCACGAGGTCGTCCCAGAGGATCACATCGAAGCGACCGCCGATGAAGCCAGAGTCCAGACCGTACGACTGCCAGGTGGCCTCCTTCTCCGTCACGGCCCCGCCGCCCTGCTGCAAAACGATGAACGCCTCATTCGTCCAGAGGTCCCGCTCGACGGGCCGGAACCGCCCGAAGTCCCCCGCCAGGGTGGCGACTGCGTCGAACGCCGTTCCCGCTCGGAGGTCCTGCACCTTGGCCCGCACCGGGATCGTCTGCTCGAGGCTCGTCCGAATGCGTCGCAGGTAGCGGCTGGCCAGGGGTCCCGTGGCGGATCCGATCTGGCCACGGATGGAACGATCACGCACCGTCAGCCAGACGGCGATGTCGTGCCAGAGGATGGACTTGCCGGCGCCTGGGGGGGCATTGACCACGAGGAACGATTCGCCGGGGGCGTTGAGCATGTCCAGCGTTTGCTCCGCCGCCTCCTGCTGCCAGGGGATCGGCAGACGGCCGAAGTACCGGCGTTGGAAGACCCCGAAGTCATCCCACGCCTCCTGCGCCTCGGGCTTGAGAGACTCGTAGGGGATGGGGTCGGAGAGCTTGAGTTCACGGCCTGCCTCGACAGCGGTGCGCCGATGGACACGCTCGCCCTTCATAAGGACCTGGATCGAGCTCAGGCTCATACCTGAGGCCACGGCTGCGTCTCGGTACGAGTACCCGTTGTCGATGCGCTGAAGGGCTATCTTCTTGGCGTCGAGGCTGATCTTCTTAGGAATCGTCCCCCATCACAATCCCCTCCTCGTACGTGATGCCGTCGATCTCAAACGGCGCAGCGTTGGCCCGTGCCGTATTCTTCAGGTACGGTTGTGCCTGCTCCAGATCAGCGTCCTGGTCCTGGTTCGTCGGGTTGTGGTCGCTTCTGACAAATCGAGCGACGTAGCCGACCGGCGTCTCGACTACCTCGTACACCATCGACCCGAGCGGCTCACCGGTCAGCGGGTCGGTCGTACCGCCACCGCCA